ATAAACTTTAGCTACTGTGTTACTTCCATAGCCTCTTAGATACATATTTACAGCTCGCAACTTATCCTCAAAAGAAAATTTAGTCATAGTAAAACCCCCTAAGTTAGATTCCTTTGTCCAACTTAGGGGGTTCACTTCAAGAAGAAAAATACTGGTGCTTCTAAAAAAGAAAAATCACCTAAGAAGAGTTCTAGCAAGTCTGGAAGCAAGAAAAAGACTCCTAAGACACCTAAAAAGCGTGACACTAGCAAGTCATCTAACAAGAATGCTAATGGTCACAAGAAGGAAGCTGCTAGCGCTAAGAATGCAACTAAGGCTCTCAATGATTTGAATAAGGTCAAAAAAGACCTCAATAAGCAAGCTAAAGGTCCAAAGGCTAAAGCTAAGTCAAGCCCAAAGCGACCGTCACCTAAGATCAAATTACCTAAAGACACAACTAAAGCACTTAAAGATCTAAACAAGCTCAAGAGCAAAAAAGCTAAAGTGTCTTTGAAAACATCAGGGCAAAAAGATCTTAAAAAAGCTGCTTCATCGATGAAGAAACTTAAGAATAAGAAGTCCAAAGCTTCAATCAAAGTTTCCGGTGACAAGAAAGTCAAAAAGACTAGCAAGGATCTCAAGAAGCTTAAGAATAAAAAAGCTAAAGTATCGCTAAGTATTTCTGGACAAAATAAGTTTGCTAAGGTCAATAAAGATCTTAAGAAAATCAAGAATAAGAAAGCTAAAGTAACTGCTAGTGTATCTGGTCAATCTAAGCTAAAACACTTGTCAAACGACATGAAGAAGGTCAAAAACAAGCGTGCAAAAGTGTCTGTAAGTGTGTCCGGACAAGGTAAAGTTCGTGCACTTGGTAAAGATATCAGTAAGCTTAAAAATAAGAGCGCTAGAGTATCTGTTAGTGCTAGTGGTAGCGGTAAACTTAAAGCTTTATCTTCAGATATCAAACGAGTGAAAGGCAAGAGCGTTAAAGTCTTATCTCACGTTTCCGGACAAGGTAAAGTTCAAGGTTTATCAAATGCGATAAAACAGGTCAAGGATAAGACTGTAAAGGTAATGGCCAACGTTTTCGGAACAGATAAAGTCAAAGCTTTGACATCTGCGATCAACACGTTAAAAGGCAAGACAGTTAAAGTCTTAGCCAACGTGAATGGAACTAGCCAAGTCCAAGCGTTAGTAAGTGCGATCAATGCTGTTAGAAGTAAGACGGTTACGATCACAGCTAACGTCAAAAAGAACGGTAACGCAGCCGCTGGGACTCCAGGAGCAAGTCGTGCATTTAGCCGGCTTTGGACTGGTACACCAAGCTTTGGCAATACCACAAGTAGTCCTGCCGGTGGCGGTAGTTGGGCTTCAAATGGTGGTGCTAAAGCTGGGATGTATCTTGTCAACGATGCGCCAGGCACTGACTTTGTCGAAGCATTCAAGCTCAAGAACGGCTTAGTCGGACTATTTCCAAAGCAACGAAACTTATACGTTCCGCTTGAAGAAGGCACGCAAGTTTTGAATGCTAAAGACACAAAGAAGATGTTCAAGCTTGAAAAAGGAACACCTAGCTTTGACTTGAAAATGCCTAATTTACGCAAGTTGGCCAAAGGTACACCAGGACAAAATACTGTAGTCGAAAAAGGCGATACTAACGTTCAAAACTCAACAACTAATAACAACACATTCAATATCAATGTGACCGTTAATGGTAATAACAGTGATCCAAACATAGCAAATACGATTGCTAATGCTATCGGCGAAAAACTATTACAACAGTTCCCAGCAACTGAGATCTAGGAGGTGGCAAGCATGGCCAAATTAACTGATGGAAAAAAGACGGTTGATATTTTTGCTGAAAGTGAGCAAGAAGAGATCGTCAATAAGGTTGCGCAGTATTCTGTGCAGTCAGGAAATGCGATCAGTGATCACACGCAACGTGAATCGATTGAATGGACGATGACTGGGCTTATCCAAGGAAAAGATCACAACGAAATCAACAACAAATGGGCACAGTTGATGGATTGGCAATTTCGTGGTGTTGTCCTTTCGTGGCGCGGTGCTATCTATCGAGATGATTTTTTGATCGAGAGCATGACAAAAGACTATGATGAAGGTGGTTTTAAAAATGCAATCAAGGTCAATATCAAATTCAAGGGCGTAACGACTGTTCAATCTAGCTTTGTTCGTGTTCAGCACGTCGGCCCAATTACGCCACCTTCACCGCCTGGTTTATGGGTCACAGTCGTTGCCGGTAACACTTATTGGGGCTGGTGGAAACAATATGGAACGCCTATCCAAACATTGCGTGATTGGAATAAATGGCCAGATCGCAGAATACCGATCGGTGCAAGAGCGAGGGTGAAGTAATGTCAAAAAGATACAAGTACGATCTACGACTAGATCAGTTACCGATGATGTTTGATACTTCTTTTGGAAATTATCACTGCAGTCTTCAGATCAACTATAACGAAGTCGGTGATTTTTATACCGTTGATCTATATGATATTGAAGGCAAACCGATCATCTTAGGTGAGAAGTTAGTCTATGGTAAACGGCTTTGGAGTGATTATACTGATTATCGTTTGCCGTCGATAGATCTGGTTCCGATGGATGAATCGGGACTTACTCGAGTAGTCAACAGAGAAACTTTTGGTAAAACGGTATTTTTGTATATAGATTCGGTGGTGGATTAAATGGGTAAAGTACAATTTGGTTTTGAGATATTGGTCAGAGTTCACACTCGAACTGGCAGAGTCGAGTTTCAATACAACAAAAATCATGCTAAATCATCTGAGATCCACTTCACAGTACCGTTTTCTAGCAACTCAGAAAAACATATCGCTGAGATCACACTATTCAACATTAACCCGGGCCACTTCAACAGTATTCGGCAAGGTGACAAAGTCGAGCTTTTTGCTGGTTACCATGGCGACACCGGCCTTTTGATGACTGGTACGATCTTTAGGACGACAACACCAACGCTACAAGATGCTGATACAGCTTACGTGTTACGTGTACTCGAAGGACAAGATTATACACGCTTGCCTAAGCAAAATATCACGTTTGCAGCTGGGACACACGCAGATGTGATAGTCAAAGAAGTAGCACGTCGAGCTGGTATGCAACTAGACTTTGTCAGCATCAATAAGAATAAGCGTTTTGAAGAAGAATATACCGCTGAAGGTCATCCAATGGAGATCCTAAGCTCGTTAGCCACCGAAACTAAAACAAGTCTGTTTTATCTGCGTGGACGCTTAACTTTTGCTTTTGTTTTTGCGGGTAGAAATGCTGAGTTATTCAGCTTGACACCACAGACGGGCTTGATTGGAAGTCCTACGGTAGCAAGCCGGGACGACGATTGGCAAGACGAAGAAGATGACGATGGGTATGGACGCTGGAGTTTTTCATGCACCAGCATTTTAAACTATCACTTGACCACTTTTTCGCGTGTCGATGTCAAGAGTAAGTATTTGACGCATGGAATGTATGTGATTAACGGCGAGCATACTTTCAACGGTACTGAAGCTAGAACTGAATTCGAAGGGATTGAAAACTAATGGTGTTACGTGATAATGATACAAAATTTGTAAGACAGCTTGTAAATAACATCAATGCTAACCTTCACGTTTGCCAGTTAGCAAAAGTTACAGCGTTGAATGATGATCACACCAGAGCAAGCGTTCAACCACTAGCATTAAACTCAAGCGGTACTAAACGTGCTTTGCTGATGAACGTGGTTGTTGGTAAATCAGCGCAAATGTTTATCGGGGTCGGAAGTGTAGTGGGTGTTGTATTTTTGGACCGTTCTTTAGTTAATTGGGACGGTACAGCTAACGAATTTAAGTTAGATTCTGAACGAATGCACAACTTAAATGATGCTGTGGTGATGGAGGTGTTCACATGATCGATATCAAGATGACTAACGACGGAGATTTTGATTTTGACCAGGATTTGCAACTAGTGTCAGAAATCGACGAGATCAAACAAGCATTGATAATCTTGCTCAAATCTCGTAAAGGAGAATTTTTTGCTGATTTAGGGATGGGTCTTGATCAGAGAATGCTGATCGGTAAAGACTACGATTTGAATTACGTTTCTAGTAATATCAATGACGCGCTGACGCAAGATGAGCGTGTAGCGAGTGTGATCGTCAATAAGATCGATGCCGTTGGCAGAAAGCTTTATATCAGCTTTGTAGCCACGCTTGAAAATTCGGAAACTATTGAAATGGAGGTGGCTTTAGATGATTGATAAAAACGGCTTTTCTCGGCCAAGTTATGAAGAGTTAGTCAAAGAATTAGGTTTGAAGTGGCGTGAATTGTTTGGCGAAAATGCACAGATCAATACGCATTCTGTAGGCGGTATTCTGATAAGAGTACACGCCTATTTTTTAGATAAACTACATCAATTAGCTGAAGTTGTCTATAATTCGCAATTTGTCGACTCAGCGGTCGGAACTACTTTAGATCAATTAGCAGCTAACGCAGGGATTACACGCAAACCGGCGCAAACTGCGATCGGTAACGTTAAGATCTATGGTGTGGCTGGTTATGAAGTGCCGGCCGGAACCATATTTAAGACTAGTGATGAATTAATGTATGTAACGACTGAAGATATTATTTTAAAGGACACAGGAAAGCAAACACTGAGTCTCAATAATGTAGGCAATTTAGCGCATGGAACTGATAATATTGGGATCGGCACAAGTCGTTATCTATACGCCTATGATCTAGGCGCAAAATACAATAAAGATGGTAGCTTTGTTGCTCGACAAGTAACACCTGTTGAAAATATTTTACATGTCGAGATCAGCGATATGATCGGTGGGGCAGAAGTTGAAGCAGATGCCGATCTACGTGGTCGGATCACATTAGCCAATGAAGCGACAGCATCATCTCCATACAATGGTGTTCTTGCATCCATCAGAAAAGTTAATGGTGTTCGTAGTGTACGTATTGTCAGAAATGACACGATGGAAGATGACGGTTCCACGAATACACCAGCTAAAAGCATTCATATTTTTGTTGATGGTGGTTATAAAGATGATATCGCTGAAGCTATCTTTAATTCGGTTGCTGCGGGCGTTACGACTGCAGGAACTCAAGTGACAACACTCAAAGATATTGCTGGCCAAAGTCATGAAGTCAAGTTTGATTTTCCTGTCCGGCGAGCTATTTTTGCTGAGATTAAGCTTACTAAAAATGAAGATGCTTATCCGCAAGACGGCGATGAACAAGTTAAACAAGCAGTACAAGACTATGTTAGTTCGGTCGGCATGGGAAGTATGATCTACTACAGTTATCTGTATCAAAGGATCTATAGCATTCCTGGCGTTGTCGTTGCTGATGTTAAGATCGGACTATCTAAGACTGAAGTGTCAGCGCAGGATATCGAACTAAGCGATTTAGAAACTGCTGAAGTTGCAGATAATGGAGTGATCTTAAAATGATAGATATCTTTAAAGAATACATGCACAGATTGACTGGTGCTTTCAATACTGAATATGGCCAGAATCTGCAAAAAGTGGTGCGTTTCTTTGCTTGGTCATTATCAGATGTTCGAGATGAATTTAACGGAATAGCCACATATCGAAACATCGATAAAGCTTCTGGAAAGTTACTTGATGCGATCGGTGAAAAACTCAACGAAAAGCGTGGCCAAGCTGATGATCGTTTTTATCGGATAATGCTCAAATCAAAAATTGCTGCTAGACGTGGTGATACGACCTTCAATGGTATTTTGACTACGATCAAGAATGCTTTTAATGTCGATGTTCGGGGCATGAAGATCATTAAACATGAAGATGAGCCACTGGCGATCAGCATCATCGATATTCCACTTGATGTGGCCAAAACTGACTGGGAGCGAAATTATTTAATGCGGAGAATAAAAAATACGGTAGCGGTAGGCGTTCGTGTTCATGAAGTTCGCTTGATCGATAGCACAAAAACAACGGTGCTAGTGATCTCAGGGACAAATAATGCGATCATCTATGATGCGACTTAGAAAGGAGAAATCATGTCAGATAAATTTAAAACAGTCGTTACGACGCAAGGATTAGAGCTTTTAAACCAAGCAATCGCAAACGAAAAAGATCTATTGATCACAAAGGCAGTTGCTTCATCGACTGCGTATAATTCGGATAGTTTAGTTGATTTGACAGATACAAATTACAATAATGCTTCACATGATCAAGAAACTATGTTGAATAAGATCGAACCAAGGGGCGACGGCTCGCTCGCCTTTGAAATCTTATTTGATGGCTATGATGTTAGATATGACTATACACTAAACACAGTCTTTTTGATCGCTGAAGTTGACGGTAAAGAACGTTTATTTGCTGTTATCAAAGCTAATCAACCACAATATATCAATGCCTACGAAGGTGGTAGTCGAACTAATTTACAGATCAATTTTGCCTTGCAACTGGCTAATCAAAACGTTGCGATCAAGATCAATGCAGCTGCATTAGCAACGACTAAAGATCTCAATGATCTTAAAGATGAGATCACTGGAAAGTTTGAAGCGGGTGATAGATCTTTAAAGCAAGAGATCACTAAAAATAAGCAAGAAGCTGAACGAACAGCTAATGGTTTGAGAGCAAGTATCATTAGCGTAGATGGTAAGATCGACAATCTAAGTGTAGGTGGACGTAACTATTTACAAGGATCACTAAATTTTAAATGGCCCGAAGGAGTTGGACAAGAAAATGTCACACCTTCATTTGAAACTCAAGGGGACGCTACAGTTGCCCATCTAAGTAGTCAATCTAATGGTGGTATATACACCAAATGGAAAAAGGCTTTTCCAAATGGAGAACTACAAGTCGGTGATGATTATACGTTATCGTTTGATGCTAAAGGATTAGGTGTATTTAAAACTGTGAAGAATGAAAGCGAGGCTGGCGACGGATCTTTATCTGGAACTAGTCTCACTTCAAACTGGAAACGATATAGCGTATCTGGAAAAATCAATAGTCTTAACAAAGCATATGTCATCTTTTTTAACGGTGGATATGATGCGTACATTAAACGTGTAAAAATTGAAAAAGGTAATAAGCCTACCGACTACACACAAGCACCAGAAGACATTGAAAGCAAGTTTAACAGTGTAAATAATACTCTCAAAGCTTACAAAACAAACTTTGATTTATTCGAAGATGGGATGAGTTTACGGGTAGCTGAGATCGAAGAAAGTATATCAAATCGGAAGATGCCAACTAGTTGGTTTTTAGATCGCACTACCACACCATGGACAATCTGGTTTGACAACGGTTGTGGTATTCAATTTCCAGAATTTGCCCATATAGCTGCCATTTATGGCTATGGATATGGGGATATCAGTAAGTTACCACCTGATAAAATTTCGGTTTTTCCATTAGTGTTCAATATCATTAGATGTGCTCAAGGCGTTATTACCTTAGATGATTTTGCGAAAAAGGATGAAGGTTTCAATTACTGGTCACCAACAACAAGGGTAATTGACCCAATTCAAAATGCTTCATATTTTGATTGGACTAATGCGATCGGTAATCCAGGCCCTGATAGTGATGTTTATAAATATAAGACTAATTTTGCTCGAGTGATGTACGAATTAGGCATCTGGTCTGATGCTGATGTGGAGAGTTTAGGAGCGGTAAGAAGGTGAGAATGATGCTAAAAAATTTAAAAAAGAATCGTTTTTGGTTGTTTAAAGCGTTGGAGACATATGCTCTGGCGCTTTATTTTATTGTCAAACGTAGTACGGGAATTTTCAGCTTGGATGGCTATGGTTATCTTGAGGTGCTAGATGATCCACCGTTTATCTTTCTGCTTGCTGCAGTCGGAACAGTGGCCCTTGTCTATGCCTTGTGGGATGTCAAATACTTGTATTATCGCCCAATGATGACTGGGCTTTTGACATGTGTATGGTCAATATTTTTCTTGTCATTTACGATGACGGATATTTTGGTAGGTGTCTATGTGGGCTTTCCAGGGATCTTTGCCTTTTTTGTACTAACGGAAATGGTAACTGAGATCATGGCGAAAGGGTGACGTGATGAGCGACCAAGTATTAGTTGCGGTTATCAGTGCGCTGGGGTCTGCTTTAGTCGCTTGGATCACAGCGCACGAAAATCGCAAAAAAACTGAAGATAAAGATGATTTAGAAGAACTAAAAAAAGAAAATGCAAGGCTCAAACGAAAACTAGAAAGGAGAGATAAAAAATGATGGATGCTTTAGTAACACTATTTATTACGATCATTACGGCTGTAATCGTTTATGTTGGAAGTGAGATCAGAAAAAATGAGCGTGCACGGACGATCTTCAATGTGCTCGAGCCACTGGCAAAAGATGCTGTGGTAGCCGCTCAAAAACTTGGAGTGACTGAGTACTTGAGCGGTGCGATGAAGAAAAATCATGCGATCAAAACAGTAGTAAAGACGTTATCTGATGCAGGTTTCACAGTAAAAGATGGACAAGTTATTGCAAACGCAGTCGAAAAGGCTTATCTTGAGCAAAAAGAATTGCTCAAGCAGTATCCTCAGAAAGGAGCTTCCTAGATAATGAAAAAGAAACTACTTTCAAGAGTCATCATCGTGATGGCTCTTTTTATGTTTGCCGGAATTGGTAATTTTGCTCAAGCAGCGACAATTGAACGTGAATATGGTACTGACACCGCGATTTACCAAGGTGCAAATGCTCAAAAGGTACAAGGTAGCGACACGTTTAGTATTGCTCAGATCGGCGGATCTGTTCACGGTCGATTATATGACCAATGGACGTATCGATCACAGGTAAGTACTGGTATTGCTATGGGCTTGAGAATGCACACTTATGTGTGGATGGAAACAGGCGGGAATACAATGCAAACAGCTAATATGCTCAATTACTTCTTGCCTAAGATCCAAACGCCCAAAGGTTCGATCATTGCTTTAGATTACGAAGATGGTGCTGGACCTAGCGCGCAGGCTAATACAGATAATGTTTTATATGGTATGCGTCGGATTAGGGATGCTGGCTATACACCAGTTCTTTATTCTGGAAAATACTATATCGCTAACCACCTACAGTTAGATCGTATCTTAGCGGAATTTCCTAATTCTCTTTGGATCGCATCTTATGCTGATATGCAAGTTAGAACTAGCCCCTTGTGGGGATATTTTCCAAGTATGCCAGGAGTTGCGATCTGGCAATTTACTTCGACTGGTCGTGCTGGTGGTTTGGACTACAATGTTGATTTGTTAGGTATTACCAAAAAAGGGTACAAACATGGTGATGCTGAGCGACCGGTGACAAAACCGGAAGCGGTCAAAGAAGGTATTCAAGCAGATAACACGCCGAAAAAAGATATCACTACTGGATACACAGTCAAAGTGAACTTCAGTGCTAAGACTTGGAGCAATGGTGCGGGTATTCCAAACTGGGTCAAAGGAAATAGCTATGAAGTTATCCAAACAAACGACAACAAAGTTTTACTTGTCGGTATCATGTCATGGATCGATCGCTCCAACGTTGAGATCTTATCGACAGCCAAGCAAAATAGCACGCAAGCTACAGCAAGTACGTACACAGTACACTCTGGTGACAGCTTAAGTGCGATCGCAGCGCGCTTTGGTACGACAGTCAGCGCATTACAGAGTGCTAACAACATTCGAAACGCTAACTTGATCTATCCGGGTCAGGTTCTTCGTGTTAGTGGACAAGCTACAGCTCAACGCACATACACAGTGCGTTCTGGCGATAACTTGAGCGTGATCGCTGGGCGTTTGAGTACGACAGTCTCTCACTTGCAATCGATGAACGGAATTAGAAATGCAAATCTGATTTATTCGGGACAAAACTTAAAATACTAAAAATATAGCGCCACGTTCGATTTGATGTCGAGTGTGGCGCTTTTTTAGTGCAAAAAAATTACCCCCCAACATAAAGTTGGAAGGTAAGACTGTCGCAAGTGACTAGCTTGCTATTGGGTGTACCCCAATGATCTCTATACATATGTTAAAACAAATCTTCAAATGTGTCAATGTTTTGGGGTATAATAGCTATGTGCAGAAAACTGACTATTTTCACTATGCACAGTTAGGGGGTGTACCCTTAATGATCTCAATCATATTTGACCTAGTATTGGCGATCCTCGTCAATCTAATCTCAGATACTATCTACGATTGGTTGAAAAACAGTTAGTAGATAACAGCGCCCTGGTTGCTTCGGTGATCGGGGTATTTTACATACATAAATGAGGTTTTGATTCAGTGACAGTTTGGGGGGGCTTTTGGGGGAAATCATAAAATAATCACTGATTATAATCAGACAAATCAATGAAACTTTCTTTTGATATTATGCTGTTTAAAGCATGTATCATACGCCTTTGAATATTTTGTGATAACGCATTGAATGCAGCCTTAACTTACGTGCATTACAAGGTAAGGCTGCTCGTATCCCAGAACGCCGCCGTTAATAAAACGCTAAAAATCCTTGATTTTCAAGGGTTTTTTTATTTGCAAAAAATTAGATGGGGCTAATTTTTGACTAGACAATTTTAAATGGTAGCAAAATGGTAGCAACTGATGTTTAAAGTTGATCAAGTTTATTTCGTAGCTTGAATATTGAACAATTAAGTTAATTTTAAGCACTCGTCGTTGAGTGCTTTTTATTATGCGTTTGTGCTCGAAAATGGCAAAAAAATTACCCTCTGACAAAAAGTCAAAGGGTAAAACTGGTTGGGGAGATCAGACCCGTAACAAGATCAACTCGTTACTCACAATGATCATTGACTATGATCAAACGAATCCATGAAATATTACGCTGTTTAAAGTGCATTCCACATATCATTGAATAAGTTTATACTAACACGCTGGATCTGAGTTTTTTTACTCAAATTCGATCTCAAGTACACTTTCTTCTAATTGTTCTAAGAGTTCGTATTTTTCGATGTAATCGAGCCAAGCTTGGTGGTCATATTTATTTTTGATCGCGTTGCGCAATTTGGTATAGATCCCATCAAGAAAAGTATCGTACATTGCATCTGCTGCTCGCTGGACTTTGGCATCATTCCAGCGAGCAGATTTCGTACGATTCTGATTTTTATTGGCTTGGTAGTCTAAAGCTCGTGCTTGAAATTTACTCAAAGCCGAGCAGTGCTCATTTAAATAAGTCTCAAATTCCTGTTTATTCATAATATAGTCCCTCTTTTGCGAATGTATGTTCTTTTTGTGTATTATAGCACATATGTTCGTTTGTTGGGCAAATAAATGCTGAATTTTTAAATTTATCTTTAAATTACTTAAATCAACAGTTTAAAGATTGCTTTTGTAAAATAAAATAGTAAGATGAAAAGTGAGAAATAGGGTTGGTTAGTAAAACATTGGTTAAAGGAGTTATGCAGCATTTATGAAAAAAGACGTATGGCGTAATGATGAAGAATATATGAGCTATGTAGGTGAGTTGCTAGAAAAGCCAGAAGTCCAACGATTGGCTGATTATACGCAACACCATTTTTCAACACGCTTAGAACATTGTATTGCTGTTTCCTATGAAAGCTATTTACTTGCTAAAAAATTCCACTTAGATGCAAAAGCCACGGCTCGTGCGGGCTTGTTGCATGATTTGTTTTACTATGATTGGCGTGTGACTAAATTTGATCGTGGCACGCATGCGTGGATCCATCCACGAATTGCTGTGCGTAATGCAGAAAAGCTGACCGTACTGACCCCACGCGAAAAAGATATCATTATCAAACACATGTGGGGCGCAACGACCTGCCCTCCAAAGTATCCTGAAGGTTATATTGTGTCATTAGTTGATAAATATTCGGCGACTGAGGAATACAGTAAACATCTTTCTTTGAAATTAATGAGTTCACTAAAACACGCTCTAGGCTTTGCGAAAGTAAGTGAATAG